CAATCCAGCTCTGAACTTGCGCGCTTGCTGGGCTTTAAGAATGGTGACAAGTTTTTTAGCGATCCTGCTAAAAATCCACCAGCACCGCCACCGCCACCTGATCCCGCACAAATGCAGATGCAGGCCGAACAGCAAAAGACGCAGATGCAAATGCAGGCCAGTAAAGAAAAGCACATGATGGAGATGCAGATGCGGGAACGCGAATTGCAGCAGGAAGCCATGTTGCGTGAACGTGAACTGCAACTGGAGGCACAAAAACAGCAGGCGCAGTCACAGAATGATATGCAGGAGCGTCAGCACAAAGCGCAACTGGACGCGCAACTGGCACAGCATCGCATGGAATTTGAGCGCTGGAAAGCGCAACTGGAAGCAGAAACCAGGATGATGGTTGCCCGTATTGCTGCCGAAGCGAAACTGCAATTATCGCCGCAATTAGATACAGGTATGGACGGGATGAATGGAGTCAGTGATGAGCACATTTGAACAACGCGTACATGCAGCCAGCCGCGCGAGGGAAGTGCTGGAGAATGAAGCTTATCAACAGGCTTTTGCTGATATAGAAAATGAGGTCACGGAAAAATGGAAAAACTCACCAGCACGCGACGCCGAGGGACGGGAAAAACTCTGGATGTATCTGGCCATGTTGAAGAAGCTCAAAAGCCAGCTCGACACGACACTGGAAACGGGCAAGCTGGCGCAACTGGAAGTGGAACACAAGCAAGGACTGATGCATCGTTTGAAGAACTGGTGAAGGCGGTACAGGATTTCAAGGGCTGGAAGGATTCGGTTGCCATGGCATTTCATCCTCACCCTAAGGTGACGATGATACAGACAAGCAAAGGCTGGGTCAGGGTGGCATGTGGCGAGGCCGCTTATCAGCTTAATAGTGGTGAAATGATAAAAATTTAGTGTTGGTCCGGCACACTGGATGGCCACAGTAGTGGCTTTTTATGCCGGATAAATCTTAACGCCGTGAGGCGCAGGGAATGGGTGGAAATCCCATTCATCGATTGGAGATGGAATATGGATAATCAGGTAACTGAACCCACAAGTAGTGCTTTGAATGTAGATGGTGCAGCGCAGGCCATGGGCGCTTTTCTGGAACCCCAGGCACATGAGAAAAGTGCCCAGGCCCTGGAGAGGGAGGTTCTGGACGATTTGAGTGGCAAGCGGGACCGGCATGATATTTTGCCTGCCGAGCAAGTGATGGACGACGCTGAACAGGATTTGGCGGGTGGTGGTGATGAAGCGGTCACCATTGTAGTAGATGGCAAGACCGTCAATTTATCCAAGGCAGAGTTGGCAGATGCCTATAAAAATGGCTTGCGTCAATCTGACTACACCAGAAAGACCATGGAAGTGGCTGAGCAGCGCAAGGCTGCCGAAGCTGAAATCCAAAGGGCCAGCCAGGAACGCCAGGAATATGCCAGCAATCTGCAAAAGATGGCCGCGCAAATCGAAGGCGCCTTGAACCAGCAACAGCAAATAGACTGGGAACATTTGCTGGAAAATAATCCCGCTGAATATTTGAAGCAGCAGCATCTCTATCAACGGAGACAAGCAGCTTATCAAAAAAATATGCAGCAACAACAGCATCTGGCACATATTGCCCAGGCTGAGCAGACGCAGCATCTGGAGTCTGTGCTCCATACGCAGCAGGAAGAACTTCTTGCCAAGCTACCGGACTGGAAAGACAGCAGAAAGGCTGAGGCTGAAAGTAAGGCTATTCGCCAGTATTTATTGCAGCAGGGTTTTGAACATCATTTGGTGGACAGTATCGCCGACCACAAGGCAGTTTTACTGGGACGCAAAGCCATGCTGTACGATGCCATGATGTCCAAGGCCAATGCGGCAGCCAAACGTGTGACGAGCATACCCCAAAAAGTAATCAGACCAGGTGTGGGCGAATCACCCGGTGGTGATGGTCGTCAGGCTGCCATGCAGCGTCTTGCCAAATCTGGCAGAGTTGAAGACGCAGCATCTCTTTTTGCAAAATTTATTTAAGGTCGTGAGACCCCGGAGAAATCTATGACAGCACCAAGCAATACCTATGTAACAACCAGCGCGATTGGTAACAAGGAAGACCTCAGCGACATCATTTATCGCATCTCGCCGACTACGACACCGCTGATGAATATGGCTGCCAAGGCCAAGGCGAGCAACACTTTGCATGAATGGCAAACGCAAGACCTGGCCAGTGCCGTGACCACCAATGCGCAAGCAGAGGGTGACAACGCCACGGCCAAAAGCGTGACACCGACCGTACGACTGAGTAACCGTACCCAGATCGCATCGAAAACGGTTATCGTCTCAGGCACTCAGCAAGCGATGAACCCGGCGGGCCGCAAGGATGAGCTGGCTTATCAGTTGTCCATGGCTTCGCTGGAATTGAAGCGTGATATGGAATCGGCTTTGTGCCAGCTCGATGTCGCTGCAACAGCACCTCGTCAGGCACGTGGTTTGGTCGGCTGGGTGGTTGATAATGTCGATAATAATGCCGGTACTTTGGCATCTTATACCGGCAATACTGGCCGCACTGTTGGTACACCCCGCGCGTTTACTGAAGCACAGTTGAAGAATGTCTTGCAGAAGTGCTATAGCGCTGGCGGCGAGCCTGACACCATCATGGTTGGCCCTGCGCAGAAACAGACCTTCTCTACATTCTCTGGCAATGCGACACGTTTCGACAAGTCGGAAGATGCCAAACTGTATGCAGCGATTGATGTGTATGTATCTGACTTCGGCTCCTTGAAGGTAGTGCCGAATCGTTTCCAGGCAGCGCGTGATGTATTTGTTTTGCAAGCAGATAAGCTGGCGCTGGCTTATCTGCGCCCGTTCAGTACTATCGAACTGGCGACAACAGGCGACGCAGTACAACGTGAACTGGTGGTGGAATACACGCTGGAATGCCGTGCGCCGAAAGCGCATGGCGCGATTTACGATGTCTTGTAATACTTGACGTTCGAATATGCAGCCATCAGTTTTTGATGGCTGCATAAAAAACTGGCGGGTGCAAGTCCCGCCTTTTCAATTGATTTAAAACGCTGTGAAGCGCAGGAGGTTTTTATGAATGGTGGATATATCACCGTTTCAAGTCAGACCACCGGAGTAGCAATAGCCACTTCGGGCACGTCTGCATCTGCAAGTATTCCAACCATGTCCAGCGGTGAGTTGCCACGCTTTATCCGTATCGCGGCGACGGCGCCCGCGTGCGTACGCCTGGGTAAATCATCTGCTACTGCCTTGAGCACGGATTTGCAGGTACAACCGGGCGACGCAGTCATCCTGAGCGTGAATGGTAATGACAGGATTGCTGCGATACAAGTGGCTGCTGCAGGCGTGGTGCAGGTTTCTCCGCTGGAGAATATGTAATGAGCGTTGTGACCAATATCCATGTTGAGGGGGGCGATGTCACGTTTGAGCGTGTGCAGGATTGTACTGCGATTGCTGAACATACCCAGGCTTTGCACAAAGAGGGCGTGCATGGTTCGACGGACATGCGGCATGCGGCATCTTTCCCCATGGTGATTGTGGAGAAATATCTGAATGACAAAGGGATCAGCTTCCAGGAATTCATGGCAGAGGCAGTGCATGTAAAGGCTATGCTGGCGGATCCCGCACTGTCAGCATTTCGAGTATGGGGAGGTCAGGTATGAGTGCAATTACTGACTATGCAAGTTTGCAAACTGCTGTAAGTAACTGGTTGCATCGCACTGATCTCGCACCGTTTATTGCTGATTTTATCGCCCTGGCTGAAGCCAAAATGTCGTCGGATATTGCGGCGCGACCCATGGATATACGCAGCAACCTGCCTGTCATCGCTGGGAATGCTTATGTCAGCTTACCCGCAGATATGCTGGAAATGAGGCGATTAATTTTGCGTAGCGATCCTGTTTCTGTGTTGCGGTATTGCTCACCAGATCAACTCAGTGCTGATCATGCTGACATGGCTACGGGCAGACCTGTCGCATTCTCTGTCATTGGTCAGCAACTGCAATTGGCACCCATGCCGGACGCAACTTATCAACTGGAATTGACTTATCAGCAGCGCATACCTGCATTGTCAGACATCAATACGACGAACTGGTTGCTGACGGCTTTTCCTAATGTGTACCTGTACGCTGCCTTATGCGCAGCCCAGCCTTTCATCATGAATGATGCACGCATCCCTACATTTGAGAAGTTGTATCTGCAAAGCGTGGATGCCATCAATTCAATAGATTGGTATTCAGGTTCAACCATGCAAGTGAGGGCAAGATAATGGCATTAGAAACTGCAAACTATATTAATGATCTGACGATCACAAATCCTACTGCATCTGATCCAAAATCCCAGGGCGATGATCACATCCGCATGTTGAAAACGGTATTGAAGGAATGCTTCTCTGGCTTTACTGGCGCAGTGATTATCACTGCCGCAGAAACTGGCACGGCCGCGGCGCATGTTTTGAATCCTGCGACGGCTTTGCTGGCTTATTCGACTGGTCTGTTGCTTCTGTACCGACCAGCTAATGTGAGTGCTGGCCCGTTTACTGTGAATGTTTCCGGACTTGGTGCCAAACCAGTAAAAACACTGCTGGGTGCTGATCCTACTGCAGGTGACATTGTCGCGAATCAGCCGCTGTTGTTGATGTATGACGGTACAAATTTCGTCATCGTTGCCGGGTCAGAGACTCTACTCAAAACAGGTAATCAGACCATGACGGGTAATTTGACCTTGAATGGTAATCAGGCTGTGAGTGGCTCTTTGGATGTTGCAGGACCTTTGACCGGCGCAAGTATGAATGCCAAGGCGAACAAGGCCGGGGAAAATTATGCAGGTACTCATGATTTCTCGACCGCTGTACTCAGCGTCGCGACCCCGGTATCTGCAGCACATGCGGTTAGCAAAATGTATGCAGATGGTTTGGTTTTTTCTGCAGTCTTGCCTGGACAAAGCGCAGCAACAAATGGCCAGGTCATTTTGAGTGATGGCAGCACCGCTTTTTGGGGTGAGGCAGGTTCGGTCGGTAGTGATCTGTATTTGTATAATAATTTTTAAGGAGTTTGTATGGCAGCAAATCAAAAACCCATCTTTCCTTTGACACCCCGGTTTCCTTCACCCATGCCGCCCGCTATAACCGCAGCCAATACGGCAAAGGATGGCACTGGTACTGTGACACAGATATCCGCTCCAGCTGGCGTCAATGGTGCCTTTATTGAGAGCGTGGAAGCAATGCCGGTAGGCACGAATGTGGCATCGGTATTACGTATCTTCTTGAACAATGGCGGGGCAACGGCAACTGCAGCGAACAATATTTTGTGGGAAGAGGTTAGTTTGCCGGCGATCACATTAACGGAAAATGCGGCGCAGACGAAGGTGGTGGTGCCTGTTAACAGGGCTATCCCATCTGGGTATGCTTTATACGCTGCGATAGGTACAGCCGTAGCCGCCGGCTGGCGCGTGCGAGTTCATTCGGGGGATTATTGATTATGGCTGGTTTTACGGGAATTCCAGGTGCTCCCTCGGGGAAAGTGCAATTTCAGGTGTTTAAGTC